TGGTCACCCAAGATTTCGTAGAACAACTGGTGCTGCACACCGTTTTCAAACAAAAACTCTCCCAGTCCGTCTTTGTCACCGAACTTCACATAGGAGAGTGCTTCCATGTTCATTTACAACCCCAAGAGTTTCTTGACAAACTCACCAGCTACACCAGGGCCAAACAATACACAGACCATGACTGCGTACAACAGGTACTCAATTTTGGTCATGCGCTTGTCTCCATCAGCCAATGACTTTTGAATAGCGTCATACCGTTGTGCACAAATAGCTTCATGCACAGCAAATTCTTTTTCTAAATCATCCATTTACAGGCCACCCTTGTGTTGTCACAACCGCAATCAAAGCAGGTACGTCAGCGCAACCAGAAATGTCTGTAACGAGTCTTGTGCACTCAACAATTACTTCTTTTCGGTATTGCGTTGTATCCGCAGGTACATCCACATTACGCTCAACCTTGCGAATAATCATCCAGTCTGACTGTGCAAGTAACTTGTTGGCAGTGTCTTTGACCTGTGCTGTCCAGTTGGTCTTGAGAATGTTCAAGTCTTTAGGATTGTCATGTCCCCAATAGAAGCGGTCATCGTAAGGTTCTGGGTCAGGCGCTTCTGTGATGCCGACAGCATTCTTCTCTTCAATGCTTGTCAAACGCAACCAGTTGGCAGGGTACTGCGTACCATCAATTTCAAATGGTGTGTCTACAGGTAATGGGTTGCCGTTAAGTATGAACATGAGTTACCTCGCAAGTGAATATTTGAATGGGTTTTCGGCAAAGGCAGCGTAAATGTATGTGCCTGTTGACACGTTAACAACAGTAGCAGAACGGCATTTAAATCCGTTAGAAAGGTCATCAATAGACGTAGCAGATGTTTCTGCTCCAGAAGTGTCTGCTAATAGTGTATTTGCCACTACGTTGTATGTGTCCCGTGATGTATCCCAAATGTACCAATCAGATGTTGAATCTGTACGCTTGACCATGACCCAACGTGGTCTAAATCCCAAGTACACAAAAGGCCCATCTGTACTGCCATTGCCTGTGTAGCTACCAAATGCTGAATATCCAGCTACTGAGGCAAAGCAATAGGCAATTGTTGCTCCAGCCGCCACGTTTGCGTTTGAGCCAACGCTAAACACAGTGCTTGTTGGGGCTGTGCTGTTAAACATAGTCGCCGATGCCGCATAAGCATTTGTTGCATTTAAAAATGTAGAGCCAGCCGCAGTTGTAGAAACATGGTACACAGGCCAGTTTGTTGTTCCTGATGCTTTGTTCTTGATGATAATCATAGAAGGAGCAACACCAAGTCCATGACCAACAGTGGCATTAGAGCCTGTCGCCGTATATGAAACAATGCTAAATCCAGCAGTAGCATTCACACTTACAGTTGATGTAATTGAGCCAGATGTGTTGGATGATGATGAACCAGCACCTGCAAGCCACTGCCAACCAACATAGGTAGACGCATTGGTGTTCATCTTTGCCAATGCACCAACAGTAAATCCTGTACTACCAAAAGCAGTTAAACCTGTTGCTTGCGTAGTTTCTGCGGCTGTTGTGTTGCTTGCCAAGTCTTTTGTTGTTCCTCGCACAGAATCATACAAAGCATGGTCAGTAGCACCACTTCTGCCTTTAACCCAAACAAAGTCAGGATAAAAAGATATGCCATTAACAGTGTTTGCAATAGTTAACGATGACCCTGTACCTGTGTATGTAGTTGCCGCCATGTAGCTTGCACCATTTGCAATAGTAGGCGTAGACAGGTTCTGAGTGTTCAGTGCAGAGAAGCCTGTAGGTTGGGTGTAGCTGAATGGGCGTTGACCAAAATTGGCATCAAGTGTTGATGTTGCGCTGGTTGCACCTGCTCCACGAACAAATGGGCTAAACGGCCCACCACTTAAATTTGAAAATTGTGCATTTGTACCTGCGGAAGGGTTTCCGCTTTCTGACCACGTTCCATTCCGACCTAACCAGATTTTTGTTGCATCAATATCAACAGCAATCATAATTACATCGCCAACAGTATTTCCAGTAAATATAGTAGCTGTAGTTCCACCATTTTGTTTGATGCTAGAACCGCTTGGAAATTGCCATTTAACCAACCATGCAGTAGAACTTCCATCTGGGTTTGTTGATGCAATCAGAAAAGAATCATTTACCCAGCCAATGCATGGGTCACCAGTACTTGCGCTTGCCGCTGTAATAGTTACCTCAAAATACCATTTGCCAGTTGACAATCCTGCAAGAGTGCCAATACGAGTTTGAAGACCCGTGGCATTTCCTGTTGAAGCGTAGGTTAAGTTTCCATTTGAAACAGTTCCTTGGCTTCCGTTTATTGGATTCAGAACCGCATAGTTACCTCTACCAGTACTTCCATCTGCATACGGTGTAGGCACATCAACCATGCTGTCATACGTCACACCAGCGGTCACGCTGATGTTGTTGGGTGTCCAGTTGTTACCGTTACCAGAGTAGTCTTTACCTATAGCGGCGGCAGTAGCGGCAGAGTTGTCGCTGAAGTTAAGGTAGAACCCGTTAGTGCCGTATGTACCTGTGTATTTGATAGGTGACCACACGCCATAAGAATTGGTTTGACCAAACGATGATGGTGTCAGGGCTTGACCGTCAATGAAGTTAATTTCGGTGAGATACCCGTCAAAAAAATTTGTAGTATTTGCCGCTGCAATTTGATGAGAAATAGCCGTATTAAAAATAGATGCGGCGGTTGTTCCCGTTGCTACAGAAACATTGTTTACATAAATTGTTTGTGCAGAACCATTTTGTTGATAAACAATGTGATACCAAGCTGACGGGTCACGAAAAACAGCGGTTGATGTGGCAGCAGAAGTTCCATTAAGAGTTAAATTTAATTGGTCTGAACTGTTAAATGTCAAATAAGTAGTCGTGCTTGCGCCAAACAAACGATATGTTCCAGTTAGCAATCCTCGTTTTACCCATGCACTCCAAGTCCAAATAGTAGTGCTTGTCGGTGTTGTAAATGTTCTATTGAAATACGCAGACGCAGACGAGCGTGTTCTAACACTGCGGCTGATTTGATAACCGCTAGAACGAGTGAAGAAAAGGTCTTTGGATGCAAACATTATTGGAATGCCTGTGCGTAAGTGCCATACCAGTTTGTGCCATCACTGAAGAACGTCAGAATGTCCCATCTGCTTGCTGTTGTGGTCAAGGTAGGTGCGGCATTGTTAGCCCACTTCACACTGGTAAACGTACCTGTAAAGCCACCTGCACCTGTACTCACAACCAAAATAAATGACCGACCAGCAGTGGCTGTAGGCATGGTGAATGTACAGTTACCTGTCATTGTCACTGTCTGGAAAGTACCGTTCGTCAGGTCAAGCGTTTTGGATGTGCTTGAGTTACCGATAGCAACAACAGACTCTGTGTACAACGTCACGGTGGTGTTGGATACAGTGGTGTTGCCCAATGTTGCGGTGGTGTTGCCCAGTCCAACAGTTGTGTTACCAATAGTTACAAAGCCATTCAGAGCGGTTACGTTTCCTGAAATTGCAGCGTTACCAGCAATGGTGGCGTTTGCGGTAACAGCCAAGATTTGTACGTTGGCTGTGCCGCTGACGTTAGCTCTTGCCGCACTGACATTACCTGTGATGCTGACGTTACCGCCAGCATCAATACGCATACGTTCTATGTTGGATGTTAAAAACCGAATAAATCCTGCATCAAATGAACCTATGTCTAAACCACCAGTACCACGATGTTGTATGCGAGAAGTTCCGTTTGCTCCGTCATTAACACGACCAACCCTCAAACCATAATCTGTATATGTGGTGTCTCCTACATAATCAGTTAAAGCAAATCTATTACCAGTTGCACCAGCCCCTACATTAACAATGGTACTGTTAGCATCTGCCTGACCTATATCGACAGTATTTCCAAATATACTTACATTACCTCCAATAGTTGCGTTACCAATTACAGCAAGAGTGCCTACGTTTGCTGTAGTTACGTTTGCAGTTGCAATAGTGACATTACCAATAGTTAAGCCATCAATAGTGGTTACTGTGCTACCCAGATTGATGGTGGTTGTGCCAATAACCACATTGCTGTTGGCAAGGTATCCGTTGGGAAACTGTGTGTTGACGCTGGTAATGGCTACGTTGCCAAGACTCAAGTTGTTGAGTGTAGTAATTGTTCCACCCAGCAAAACAGAAGTGTTACCAATAGTGATGGCGGTAGCAAAGTTGCTGTCAAGTTGCGACAGGGGTATTGACCCTGTGGCAGATGCAAAGGTATACGGTACTGACATTTAGAACCTCACTCTCAATTCGTGTTCAAACTCAAATGTGTTTACGGTAAACGCAGGGTCTGTCGATGTCATGGTTAAACCCAAATATTTACCGTACTGCTGTGCATCTGACTTGTATAAGTTATATCCACCAGCAGACAGCCAAGGAATAACTGTTCCAAAACTATTTGTCCAGGACACAACAATATTTAAATTGTTCACCCAGTCAACCGCACCGTTGGTCAAAGTGTAAGACGGGCTGCTGCCGTACTCGCTGTCCACAGTCACCGTGAAAGTAGCGGCGTTGGACAGTGTTGCCTCAATGCCAAACTTTAATGCTTGCTTGGTGCGGATAGGGTCTTTCATGGGAGAAAGAGCCGTCTGAATCTCGCTGGAAATGTTGGCTGTAGACGAGGCATACAGCTTGTACAAAGATGCGCCTGACACCCCGTACATGCTGATTAATCCGCCAACAGGTACAGAAGTAATGTAGTTTTGTATGCCCTGGCTGGTGATGAACCACTTCTTCTCAAAGAACACCGCCTGAACATAACGTGAGCCGTCCGTGATTGGGAAAGTGCTGTTCAGGTAGAAATTGAATGCCGCACACAGAATGTTGTTGAGCAACACCTGACCGCCAGTGACAGGCAAGGTGAAGTCAATGTAGGGGAAGATGCCGTCCAACTGGTCGGAAATCTTGCTGGTGGTTGAACCCACAAGGGCGTACACACCATAGTTGTTCATAAACAACACTGAGCGGAAGTATGGGAAGACCGCATATTTCAGCTTGCTGCCCACAGAGGCAGACACGTTGGTGTTGGTGAACAGGGTTGAGCCTGTCGTGGTCACCCGAACATCTGAGAACACGTTGATGCTGTCATCGCCAAAGATGTACAGGAAGTTGTTGGCAGACATCAAGTACTGAATGTTGCCGTGCAAGGTGGAGTCAGACAGGGTGATAGAGCCAGCAGACACAGAAACAAAGTCGTAGGGGCTGACGGCAGATGAGTAGGTCACCGTGCGGCCTGTAGCCACCCAGACACGCCCAGAAAAGGTTGCTACGCTGACAAGAGAGTCAAGGGTAGGTACAGCTATGGCTGTTGCCGTGGTGTTGCCCGTTGGTGTGGGCGGTGCGGCAATGGTGACGGTAGGCGTAGATGTGTAGTTGTTGCCCACGTTGGTCATGATGACGCTTGTGATGGCGTTTCCTGACACGATGGCAGTTCCAGCGGCATTTGCACCGCCGCCACCTGTGATGGTGACCGCAGGAGGAGAGGCAGGGTTGTAACCAGAGCCACCTTTGGTCACAGAAATGACCATCGCACCCTTGGTAAAGGTCAGAACCTGGGCAATGGCAGTTGCGCCGCTACCTCCCCCGCCTGTGATAGTCACAGTTGGGGCTGAGGTATATCCGCTACCACCATTAGTGATAGAAATTGAGGAAACAGTATTGGCTGTGATGGTTGCCACAGCCGTTGCCTGGACACCGTTGGTCTGGTTGGGGGCAGAAATGGTCACTGACGGGGCTGATGTGTAGCCAGAACCCGCATTTGTGATGCCGACAGAGCCTACACCGCCTACAGCCAGCAAATCAGTGCCGTTCCACGTGAACAAGCCTTTGTCAGTGTCCCCAATGAACACCAATTCATTTTTCCACTGGGCTGTAGAGACATTGGCAGAGGAAAACGTGCCCGTAATAGCCACGTTGCCCTTTGTTGCCGCATCAATCTTGAAATACTCGCCCCGTCCGTTGGCTTCAAACGCCAAAATGTAGTCTGACAACCCCAGATTGCAGTTCTCCAAGGTGGTAACCACGTTGCCAAACGTGACTGCCGCATTGCCAGAGGTTGTTACATTGGTCTGAGAAGGGACAATTTTGATATTGCCAAAGCCAATAGGCATGGCGTTCTCAATCCAATAGAACTCATCCTCATCAATGGCTGTCCTGTTGGCCTTGGTATTTAAACCCTTGAATTGCTTAATGACAGCATAAGACTTTTTTTGTTCTGCTGCTGCCATGATTAAAACGTGCTGTAGGGGTCAGGGATGCGCCTTGTATAGACAGAGTTGAGCACTGCCTGTACATGCTTGATGTATTCTTGTTTGTAGAGTTCAGCCTCACCATAGCTCTGCTCTTTGTACTTGGCTTTGTAAGCCGCATAGAAAGCCACAGGGGTGGTGTAAGGGTCTTGGATTGGGTCAACGGCGTTGGGCGTATTCAGACTCAGCGCAGTCGGCAGAATGGTGCTGTCAATTTCAACAACATAAGCCTGGTCGGGGACTGGGCCAATGTAAATCTGTTGCTGACCGTAGACAGAGAAACACACGGGTCTGCCTACATAGTTTTGCCAGTAGCGCAGTTGTGCGTTGAAGTTTGACCAGGGCAGATAGCGCAAGGGAATGCGGCTGTTGCCCCAGTAAATGTTGACGTTCAGGATGTCGAGTGTGTTTCCGTTGGTCAGGGTGGCAAACGGAATAATCTCAGCAGGGCCAGAGTAAGTCAGTTGCGCTGTACCGTCAGTGAATGCGGTAGAGGGCGGGAAAGTTGCACCAGCAGCAGGGTAGGGAGGCGCAGTGTCTCCTGTCGTACCACTCTGGGTAACTTCATAAATAAAAATATTGGAGAACAGGAACTGACCAGCGGTTACAGCGGTGTTGGCTGTCCACAATGTTGCGGCTACGCCAGTGCTGGAAATGGGGGTGGCAGTTATTTGCAGGGTACGTAAGCACCCAGTATCTCTCGCTACTCGCTCACGGGCATCGTTGATGTAGTCCGTTAGCTCCGAGGTAGACCAGAAGACAGAGTTTGCA